CCCGCTTTAAGACGGTGCTAAACGACATTCTAAATGAGCAAGGCGACCCGCTTGATACTAATGTTGGATATCCTTTCTACACAGGAGAAGTAGATACTGACGGTAATCCCATTTCGAAAATGAAAGTATTAAAAATGTTTGCTAACATGGGAACCAAAGGCTATGATTTTCACTCTGTTATAGAAGAAATTCAACATAGGGTAAATAACCCTGTTCTGGCGCGATATCCATTTGCAGTTGCATGTATTCGACGACTCCAGCCCGGATATAAATGGGCACATATATGGAAACCTACTAAATATGGCCTTATGCTTGATCATGATGAGCGGGGTAATACAACTAACCGAGTAGCGTTTATGGCATCTTATCTTCTTAATCTTTATCTATCTCCTATCCAATCAGAATGGAAGGCGATCAGGAAATTGATTCCGGGATGTTATTTCGATGGTGATTCTAAGAAGCGGATCCTCGCAATGATAAGGAAAAATAAGTCGATACTTATGGAGTCTGACTATAGTAATTATGATCGAAACATTCCTAATAACCTTATTTCTCGCCTTTTTGCGGGTTGGGCAGGATTCACTGACCATCCGACGTATTACTATGCGCTTCTGAAACAGACCCACGCGGATTTGGCTCTCATATGGCCTGACTGGGTTCCCAGCAAAACAGGCGAAGGATGGATCTTTCGTGTGGATGAACTGGCCTTGCTTTCAGGATTGAAAATAACTTCGGAAGTAGGGACATTTTGCAATTTAATTATAATCTCGGAAGCTCTCTTAGAATCTAAGGTGTTAGATGAAGAAACCCTTTTCCGGTATCTCATTTCAGGTTCAGAAGGTAAAGTGATTGAACCTCTATTCCTTATACAATCCGATGATACGATGTTTTTACATTCTGACGAACGAATCCTCATTCGGATGGTTAACGCGTTTGTGGATCTAGCAGAGGTTGCGGGAATTCCAGGATCACTCGAAATCGGGGATCGATTCCTAATGCGACATATGACCGCTGGAGTGGATCGTCCAATTACCTCAAGGATATATCAAAATACCTTATCGAATGAAGAACCTTACGACGATCCACTCAAATTCATAGTAGGATTAGCTGCAAGAACAGATGGCATGTTCGGTCAGAAAACCGTGGATCCTTTCGGTACTGGGACGAATCAAGGTATTTCTGAATTAGAAAGAGAATTCAATCTCTTAGTTCTAGATGAGTTAATCAAATTCTTGTCATCAGCAAAATCTGTGAATTCTGAAGCGGTCAGGTTCTTAGAGGTTTTAAGACAAGCTGGTAACCGCATGGTCAAAAGGGGAGAGTCTTATTATATGAGGAGCGATGATTCTCAGATTATAGATAATCTAAGAAAGAAGTTCATACGTGCTTTAGCAGAGAGAGAGCTTTCTACCGCAGATAAAAAGAAAAACTGGCTCGCCAGCGGGTTCATCAGTTCGTTGCATAAGCAGGCGCTTTCTCCCTCTGCTAAATATATCTTGGATGAGATAACAGGTATGAGCTCAGAGGCCGAGGACCTTAATAGAAGGCTCACGAGGAAAGAAAATGAATTTTATAAATTCGCAATGCGTACAATAGGACTCGAGTTACACGTACAATAAAAGTACGCGCGCATGAAAGTCTGCAATGAAGAAAAGTCTAAGTTCAATGAAGTGAAATTTAAAATGACACATTATGATTAAGTATGTAAAGGGATATATCATAGACGATAGTGTTCTGGTCCTGGTTGAATTCCAGTATGTACATGGACCATCACTAACAAGAAAAGACGATGGATGGTACATGACCCCTATATCCATCGTGAAAATGATAGCTTCCAATTCAGAAATAACGACAGATGGAGGTATTAACTCGAGTTTTGGACCATATCCTGATATGGATACGGCTATCATGAGGAGATTTAGCCCGCAGAAGTCATTAGTCAGGCTCACACCTTTCCAATACTATACGATACTTAGGTTAGTGGAGAAGGTGATGACGGCAAGAGAGGTGATAATAACGCCTCCTGTTCAATACCCTTACGCTCCTAATTCCATTAGGAATCCTGATGAAGATCTCACCTATCATGAGGCGTATTCTGATATTCAACATCAAGATAATGCACCGGTGGTGGGATCTAAACGTAGAAAGAAAAAAATGATGTGAGTTAATTAATCTGAATAATTAATTACTAATTATGTCGAATCGCGAAGATTCG